CGTTTACAAGCACTAGCAGAGATAGATAAACCATCAGGTGAACCTTCTTTGTGGGTAAACAACCTAAGGTCTAGTTTTAGGTATATTGCAATTATCATTATTTGGTTAGCGACAGTAAGTGCAGTATTTACTCCTACTGTTCCTGAAGCCATAACTTTAATTATGTTAGATTTAAGTGGAGCTTGTATGAGCTTTGTTATCGGTGAGCGTATGTATCTTACTTTAAGGAAATAGTATGCCAATCAAAAAAGGACAAGAAACTTTTGCTGGGTACAATAAACCTAAACGTACTCCAGGTCATCCCACTAAATCTCATGCTGTATTAGCGAAAGAAGGAGATAAAGAGAAACTAATTCGCTTTGGTCAACAAGGTGTTAGTGGTGCTGGATCTGCTCCTAAGACTCCTGCTGAGAAAGCTAGACAGAAGTCATTCAAAGCTCGTCACGCATCTAACATTGCTAAGGGTAAAATGTCTGCAGCATACTGGGCTGATAAAGTCAAGTGGTAATAAATACCTTGACAAACTTAGTCTACTGTGGTATAATTGTATTATAATTAAGGGATTTTAAATTGACATACTTAGAATGTGTAAATAGAGTTTTAAGACGACTTCGTGAAAACGAGGTTACTACTGTCAATGAAACTCCATACTCCAAACTAATAGGAGATTTAGTTAATGTAGTGAAAGTAGAGATAGAAGACTCATGGGATTGGTCTGCTCTTCGTACAACACTCACAGCAACTACTACTGCTACTTTATTTAATTATGTATTAACTGGTTCAGGTACTCGTCTTCGTGTTCTTGATATCATTAATGATACAGATAACTTTTTTATTGAGCAACGTGGAACTCGTTGGTTTGATGAACAGTTTTTAATTAATGCAGAGCAAGTAGGTTCTCCTTTATACTACAACTTTAATGGTGTAGATGGTAATGGTGATACTCAAGTAGATTTCTTCCCCATTCCAGATGGTGTATATAACATACGTTTAAATGTTATCTTACCTCAAGCAGAACTTGTAGCAGATTCAACTCAGATACAAATACCAGCTTTCCTTCTAGTAGAGGGTGCATTAGCTCGTGCTATTAGTGAGCGTGGTGATGATGGTGGTTATGCTGAACAAGAGCAACGTTATCGTTCTATGGCTTCAGATTTAATTGCTGTTGAGTCTAGTCAACGTCTTGACGAAATGATTTGGTATCCTCAATAATGGCAGGTTCATTAAAAGCTCTTAGCAATGCGGCACTTGGCTTTCTTGGGTTAAATACTCAAGAGAGTGGTGTTACATTAGAGAGTGGATATGCCACAAAAGCCATTAATTGTATCATAGATAAGTTTGGTCGTTTAGGTAGCCGTAGGGGTTGGACACCAGTTACTACAAGTAGAGGTACTCTAGGTTCTACTACTTATCTAGAAGCTTTATTTGAGTTTATTGATGTAGATTTAACAGCTACTATTCTCTCTTGTGGTGGTGGTAAGATGTATAGTGGTTCAACTACCCTTACAGAACTCCCAGTTAAACAAGCAAACCAAACATCAGATTTAACTATTACTTTTACTGGTAATAGGTGGCAATTCTCACAACTAGCAGAAGGTGCTGGTTATGGTAATAGTATGTATGGGTTTGCTGCTCAAACAGGTAACCCTCTACTTGTATATCGTAAGGCTAACCATACAGGTGCTTACATTTGGCAAAGAGTAGGAGACTATGGTACTAAACCTTCAGGTGTATCTACATTTGACCCTGACTGTTCTCATACAGCATTTGGTCGTCATTGGGTGGCAGGTGTAACGGCTGCCAAGACAACAGTTTATTATAGTAAATTATTAGATGGTGCCCATTTTACTGGTACGGGTTCAGGTTTAATTGACATTGAATCCGTTGTTGGTAGTAGTGATCAGATTGTAGGTATATCTTCACACAATAACTATCTTATTATATTCTGTCGTAATAACATTGTAATCTATGATTCACCAGATGATCCTACTAATCTAACTCTTGCTGATGTAGTTACAGGTGTTGGATGTATTGCTCGTGACACCATACAACAAACAGGTACAGATTTAATATTCTTAAGTAATAGTGGTGTGCGTAGTTTTAATCGAGTTACTCAAGAAAAAAGTATGCCGATGCGTGACTTGTCTGCTAATGTCCGTGATGACTTAGTTCAGTACATTTCAGGTGAAGTATTAACAGAAGTTAGAAGCGTTTATTTTGAAAGAGATGCTTTTTATCTATTAGTGTTACCTAACTTAAAACAAGCATTCTATTTTGACTTACGTCAGACATTAGATAATGGTGCAGCTCGTGTAACAACATGGGAAAGTTTCTTGCCTAAAGCTCTTTGTAAAACTAGAGATAGAAACTTATATCTAGGTATGGCTGGAGGTATTGGTAAGTATTTTGGATATTCTGATAATGGTGAATCATATCGTTTAGAGTATTATACTTCTAACATAGATGCTGGTGAACCTTTTAGTCTTAAATTTTTAAAGAAAGCAAGTGTAATTGTAATTGCTGCTGGTACACAAGATGTTGTATTTAAATATGGGTTTGATTATAAAACTACCTATACTAGCAGAACATTTACAAAAGATTTTATTGGTGGTAGTGCTGAGTATAATATAGCAGAATACAACGTAGGGGAATTCTCTACTGGTATTGCTATTAATGATATTGTTATGCACCTAGGCGGCTCAGGCAAAATATTACAATTTGGTGTGGAAGTTCCAATTGAAGGTGCTCCAGTTAGCTTACAACAAATGACAATCTATTTGAAAACAGGGAAGATGGTATAATGTCAAACTATGTAAAAGCAACAAACTTCTTTACAAAGGATGCCTTGCTTACAGGTAATCCTAGTAAGATTATTAAAGGTGCTGAGATTGATGATGAGTATAATGCTATTGCAACTGCTATAACTAGTAAAGCAGATACTACTTCTCCTACTTTTACTGGTACTCCTATAGCTCCAACTGCAGGTGCAGGTACTAACACCACTCAAATAGCAACAACTGCCTTTGTTGTAGCTGCTTTAGCTTTAATGTATCCTGTAGGAACAATCTTTACTTCTACTAGTCTAACTAATCCAGCTACATCCCTTGGTTTTGGTACATGGGTAGCATTTGGTGCTGGTCGTGTATTAGTTGGTGTTGGCGGTGCATTTACTGCTGGTGCAACTGGCGGTAGCGCAGATGCAGTTGTAGTAAGTCACTCACACACTGCCACATCAAGTGTTTCAGATTCAGGTCATAGTCACGTTGGTCGTGTTGCTACTACTTTAGGTGGATATGTTGGTCAAGATGGTTTTGAAGAAGGTCGTGGTAATCCTGATTGGTCTACACAAACAAGTACAAATTCTGCAACAACTGGTATCTCTGTATCAACAACTGTAGCAACTGCTGGTGTAAGTGGAACTAATGCTAACCTTCAACCGTATGTCGTAGTTTATATGTGGCAACGCACTGCTTAAATTTAAAAGGTAAATAAAAATGGGATTACTTAAAAAAATAGGTAAGGGACTTGTAGGAGCTGCTAAAGGTTTTGTTACCTCTGGTGGTAATCCTTGGGGAGCTGCTGCTGGTGCTGCTAGTGGTTTACTAAGTGGCGGAGGAGGCGGAGGTAGTGGCAGGGGTACTACTGCACAAGCTCCTGGTTTTATTCCTTATAGTGTATCTACAGGTTATGGTAGGTCTACTATAAACGAAGCTAATAAGACAGCAACATATGAACTAACTCCTGAAATGAAAGCATTTAGAGATAAGTTCTATGCAGGTGCTACTGGAGCAATGCCTTCAGAAGAACAGTTAGCTTATGCTGCACAAGTGTCTGATTATGGTAAAGGATTGTTTGATCAAGCTACCAATATGGACATTGGTGCCATGACTCAAGAGTACCTAAGTGGTCAATTAGGTTTATTAGAGCCAGGTCGTGCTCAAGAATCTAGTCGTTTAAATGACTTACAATTCAGTCGTGGTACTCTAGGTCAAGGTGTGGGTATGGGTGAAGGTTATGTTAACCCTCAACAATATGCCTTAGCAATGGCTCGTGAACAACAAAATGCAGCCTTAGCTTTAGGAGCAGAAGATAGAGCTCGTAGTATACAAGCAGATACTCTAACCCAAGCAGGTGCTTTGTATGGCTTAGGTCAATCTTACGCTACACAACCTTATGAAACAGCTAATACTTTATTTGGTTATGGTAGTGGTGTTGAGAACTTAGGTATGGCTACTATGGCTACTGGTATGAACATGGGTAATGTAGCTACTACAGGTAATCAAAATGCTGCTCAGTTAAATCAAAGTATTAATCAACAAAACTACTTAAATGCTCTTTATAAATCTAATGCTAACGCTAACCAATGGGGTGACCTAATTACTGGTGCAAGTAACATGAATTGGGGCGGTTTATTTGGTGGTAACAGTAGGGGTTTTGATGATGGTCAGTGGTCAAGTGGTGGTTCTTTTGACCCATTAGGGAGATTTGGATAATGGCACAAGCTAATCAATTAATGCCTGGTGAGTGGGAACTACAAGATCTAGGTAATTTTGCTAGTCGATACAAACAAGATAAAGAAAACATTTATCTTAAAGAAGCTATTGCTATGGGTAACATGGATCCTAGAGCAGCTGAAGGTTACTATAAAGGTAAGTTAGATCGTGCTATTACTAATGGTCTTACTACCCTTCTTGGTGTACAAGCTGCTGATCCTGAGTTACGCAAAGCTAATGATCTAGATGCTATATTTAAAACTCTTTCAGATGAGGATATTAAAGACCCAGCTGCTGCTTTAAATAAAGTTGCTGATGAACTATCTGCTAAAGGTTATACAAGAGAAGCTATTAACTACAGGATGAAATCTCAAGCTGTAGCTCAAGAAACTATTACTAGAGCTAACAAAGGTAAACTTGATGCTTTAAATCAGAATATAGCTAGTGCTAAGTATATTGGTTCTCAAGCTAATGGTACTTTAGAAGCATTTAAAACAATAGCTAAAGATAGACCTGAACTTAAGAAACAGTTCTGGGATAACTATGTAGCTAAATATGAACAAGTAATGGGTAAAGAAGAAGCAGATAAACTTCGTAAATTACCTGACACTGCTTGGGAAGCCCAGTTAAATAGTGATATTAATGGTGCTGAATCTGCAGCTACTACTTCTATGGAACAACGTCAAATTAAGACTATAGAAGCTTCTAAAGATAATGCTGTAATTAGAGCAGCTGCTGTGGTAGAAGGAGCTAGTATTAGAGCTAAAGCACAACTTGCTAGAACAGATAAAGACCTTGCATTTAAATACTCAAACTTAGCATTCCGTAAATCGGTTGCTGCTCGTAAAGATATTGAGGCTCGTGTTAAAGCTGGTGATGATCAAGTTAAACAACTTAGTGATGACATTGAACAGATTGATAGATCTTTAGATAATTTTAGAACTAAGATTAACTTTGCTGGTGAAGATAAAGAAACAGTACAAGCTAACATAAATATTCTTGAAGCTAAGAAGAAAACAATTATGGCTACTAAGTCTGAGATTGAGAATCAAAACTCTACCTTTAGACAGCAGTTTAATGATGTTATTTCTACTAATGCTCAAGCATATAATCCTACTCCAGGGGCTACTCCACAACCTCCAGGTATTATGTCTAATTATGATAGATATTTAAAAGAGTTTAAGGCTCTTACTGGTAATCCTGCAAAACAAAAAGAACTAACCGCTTGGGCAAGATCTAATGGGATTGTAAAATAATATGGCAACAGTAGATTGGAGTACCGCACCAATTGCTTCTAGTAATCCCTTAACTGAGGAAGACTTTGCTGTACCTGAGTTTAAGCAAGGTACCGAAGTATCTAATGTTACTAATAGAGGGGAGGACTATTCAGCAATGGGTGCTCCTCCGAAAACTGCTTCTAGTATAGATTGGAGCACTGCACCTACTGCTACTCAAGGAGTGGACTGGAGTACGGCTCCTATTACTCCTGCTGAGATACCTAAAGTAGGATCTACTGACAAACCCTTCCAATTTATTCCTACTAAGGAAGACTTTAAGGCTGGTTTTGCTGGTCGTATACTTGCAGGTAAAGGTAAGGAAATCCTTCCTGATGCTAATACTCCTTCTATATCTGAATCCTTTGGTGCACTAGTTACTGCAGCTAAAGAACATCCTATGGGTGTGGTTCAAGATCTATACACAGGTATTATCGTGGATCCTTGGATGCTGATTCCTGGTCTTTGGGAAGCTACTCCTGCTAAGTTAGCTGCTCTTAGTGCTAAGTATGTTTCTGCTGCTGCTAAGGTTGCTCCTATTGCAGGTAAAGCTGCTGCTGTTTCTACTAAAGTAGCTAGGGGTGCTGCTATTGGTGGTGGTGCTGAACTTGCTGCACAATCTGCTGAAATAGCTAGAGGTGAACGTTCCCAGTATGATACTCAAGCTGCTGCTAATACAGCTGCTCAGTTTGGTGCATTTGCTGGTGTAACTAAAGCAGTTAGTGAAGCTTTTAAACCTGCTAAAGTAGAAGTTAAACCTATGGAAGAAGTTAAAGCTCCTTCTGAAGTAATGGTTGAAGATTTACCTAGAGAGACTGCTGTTAAAGTTATAGAAGCACAGAACATGATAGATGTTGAGGCACTTAAAGCCAAGAAAATATCAGATGCTGTTCGTGTTATTGCAGGTAACAAAGAAGAGTCTTTAAAAGATATCTTTAGATCAATAGATGAACCTGGACCTTACACTAAACTTCTAACAGATGCAGAAAGATTTAAACGTATCAATAG